TTTGATGAAATCCTGTATGTCCTTATGAACGGCACAGGGGTGGGATTTTCTGTAGAAGAAGAATACACAAATCAACTACCAGTAGTTCCAGAAGAATTATATGATACCGATACTGTCATAGTCGTTGCAGATTCAAAGTTAGGTTGGGCAAAGGCATTTAAAGAATTGGTATCATTATTGTATGGTGGTCACGTTGCAAAGTGGGATGTGTCTAAAGTAAGAGCTGCGGGTGCACCCCTCAAGACCTTTGGTGGACGGGCATCTGGCCCTCAACCTTTGGAAGATTTATTTACTTTTACGATAAATACTTTTAAGAACTCTTTAGGAAGAAAACTGAAACCAGTAGAATGTCATGACATTGTATGTAAGACAGCAGAAATCGTGGTTGTCGGGGGTGTTCGTAGGAGCGCTCTCATCAGCCTGTCTAATCTTAATGATCGTGAGATGCGTTTCGCCAAACACGGTGATTGGTATAATCACAACGTCCAAAGAGCCCTCGCGAACAACTCGGTTAACTATAAAGAAAAACCAGACGTTGGTACTTTCATGCGAGAGTGGTTATCCCTCTACGACTCCAAGTCAGGAGAAAGAGGAATTTATAATGGAATGTCGGCCAAAAAAACAGTTGAACAATTAAATGAGAGGTATGAAGATGGAGATGGAAACAGTATACTTAGACGAGATCCCCGAAACGACTTTGGCACAAATCCGTGCAGTGAGATCATTTTACGGAGCAGGGAGTTTTGCAACTTATCTGAAATCGTTGTCAGACGAGAAGACACTCGCGAATCTCTCAAAGAGAAAGTACGATCTGCGACAATCCTTGGCACATTTCAATCAACCCTCACCGAGTTCAAATACCTCTCAAAAGAGTGGAAAAGAAACTGTGATGAAGAGCGATTATTGGGAGTGTCCCTCACCGGAATCATGGATAATCCAATCACTAATGGAACACGGAATGGACTGAAAGAGTTATTAGAAGAACTGAGAGATGTTGCATACGAAACTAATAAGGAATGGTCAGATAAACTTGGCATTCCTACTTCAGCTGCAATTACTTGTGTTAAACCTTCTGGTACTGTCAGTCAGTTAGTTGATAGTGCATCTGGCATTCATGCAAGACATAGCCCCTTCTATCTTAGAACAGTAAGAGCAGACAATAAAGATCCTCTGTGTAAACTCATGCAAGATATGGGATTTCCAAATGAGGCAGACGTGACAAAACCAGAACATACTACAGTATTTTCTTTTCCAATGAAAACTCCAAAAGGAGCAATTTGTCGTATGGACATGACTGCATTGGAACAGTTAGAACTTTGGAAAACATATGCCACCAGTTGGTGTGAACATAAACCATCTGTTACAATTTCCGTAAAGGAAGATGAGTGGGTTGAAGTAGCATCGTGGGTATATAAGAATTTTGATTCTATTAGTGGTATATCATTTCTTCCATTCAGTGAGCATGTATATCGTCAGGCACCATATCAAGATTGTACAGAGGGAGAGTATAAAGAAGCCTTAAAGACTATGCCCAAAAATGTGGATTGGGCAGAGCTATCAAAATACGAATCACAAGACTACACCATAGCAAGTCAAGAGTTGGCATGTACGGCAGGAGGTTGTGAAATAATTTAGGACACCAGATGAAACATTCATTAATCATCATATTTACAATATTATTCGCAGGATGTACAATAAACCTGGCACCATCGCAGGAACAAGTGGAGAAGAAAGTTCCTGCTCAAATAGAGATGAAACAGGCTCAACAGAGTAAACACGCTCCATGGCCTCAAGAGGGTAAAGAGTATTGGTACGCCCGATACTTTTTCACAATGGCCAGTAATCCTGACATACAACGGATGCTAAAACCGGCGGAGGTGTTTGCAATAGTCAAGTGTACTATGAAAATATATGAAGAAGATAATTCGTGGGAATGGTTTCTCTCTAACATGGCAGAGATAAAAATACTCACACCGAAAACTAATCAGTATGTATACCAAACCACGAAGTTTTGTGCAGCTAAACAAAAGGCTAAGAATTCACCCCTACAAGGTGTTAGAGATACTATTTAATATAACTTAAATAAAGGAAAACTGATGTCAATAAAAATCAAGACACACGAAGATGACTATATACTTTATGAGATACTATGCGACTACTGCGATGAAGAGTACATAATAAAGTGTATACTAAAAGAAGATGGAAAAAAACCATCACTTGAAGCTTGTTCTTTCTGTAGTAATCCAATTGAAGAACCTACAGAAAGTGAACATGATGACGAGAATAGCTGGGATTGATTATTCACTAACATCACCCGCAATATGTGTATGGAAAGATACAAATGATACTAGACAGTTTAACTTTAATATGTGTGATGTATATTATCTGGAAACTGCACAACGACTCAAACGAGCCACCCCACATGAGATTTTAAATTTACACGCAGACATTTATCCAGAATGGGAAACGGAGGAACAACGCCATGACTTACTATCGGACTGGGCTATGGGTATAATACGAGGATGCCAAGTATACATAGAAGGATATGCATTTGCTACTTCAGGTAAATCTCATGTTCGTTCTGTTGCCGAAAACTCTGGATTACTTAAACATAAGATGTATAAAGCACACCAGACTGTTACATCTGTACCCCCCACAGTCATTAAAAAATATGCTACAGATAAGGGTAATGCAAATAAAGAATTGATGTGTGATTCATTTTATAACGAATCTAATACCCCCGCAGACCTACAGAAGACCCTTAGACCGAAATCAAGTAAACTAACGAATCCTACAACTGATATTGTAGACGCCTATTGGATATGTAAATATGGTTGGAAGGATTCTATTGTATAGGAGAATTCATGGCTAAAAGTCTGTCTGAACTTATAGATGTGCACGAAAGAAAATACGGTAAAAGAGAACGCCTGTCCAAACTTCCCACAATGGAAAGTTTAAGGATTAATGAACAGAAAAGAAAAAAACAGAAGAGAGATTGGTATCATAGAAATAAAGAAGCAGTCTTAACACAACAAAGACGGAGTGAAAAGAAAAAGAAGAGTCAAAAAGAATGGTATGCAAACAATAAAGAAATGTGTATAGCCAAATCCAAAAAGTGGAATGAGAATAACCCTTCAGCAAGGAAGCTAATAATGGAAAGACATAAAACCAAGAATAACCCAAAAGGAGTATGGTCAAATGGAAGTTGAACTTGATAATGAGGTAAGGAAAATGAGAATCATCAACTATCTAGATTATATGGATGATAAGGCGTTACAAGAAATAACTGTAGCTTTATATAATTTGTCTAAACGAAGACAAGAGATTAGTAACAAAAAACGATTGGAGTCGGTGGATGAGTCAGGAAAATAAATATGAGAAGACACCAAAGAGTCTGTATCCAAAGGTTAGGCAGCAGGTGGTAGATAGAATAGCAATATTTGAAAAGGTGTTAGTAGATCATGAAGTCGCACAAAAGAAAGCTCTAAAGATGGTGTATGAACATCTGGAAGAAGCAAAGAACGATTTAAAATATCTAGATGAAGTTAATTGAGGATGGAACATAAAAAAATAATATACGTTGATATTGACGGAACAATATGTGACACTCCATTTCAGCATAAGATTGATGACGCATCACAATATAGTAAAGCTACACCCCACTATGCTAGAATAGATGTTATTAATGACTTATATGATAAGGGACATATCATTACATATTGGACTGCAAGAGGATGTGTATCGGGGGATGACTTTACAGAACTTACTCGTAATCAATTAGAAGAGTGGGGATGTAAGTATCACCATTTAGAGGTGGGAACAAAGCCACATTTTGATATGTACATTTGTGATAAGTCATTTAATAGTGAATCATTTTTTCACTACAAAGAAAGCGGATTACCATAACAAAAACCCAATACATGGAGGTAGCCTTGCGTGGTAGAAATTATAATAAAGAAATGGACTGTTGCATCAGTACAGGTAGTTTATTATATTCCAGATTATTTGAGTGTAGTGAATGAATTTGTTTGGCAAACGAAAGATCAACTACCAGACTATCCAAGAATAGGAAAGTTCTTAGATTATTGGGATAAGAACATTGATGGCCCAATCAAAGAAGCTTATATCTACGATCACGCAATATCGAAAATCAGGC